ACACCATATCCATAACCGGTGTCCTGACCTGTGATGCTGTTTGCTGTGATTTGATTGTTAGAGGAAGAATCAAGTATCACGTTAAAAAATGTGAGCATAATGTTGTCACTTATCGTGTTGTTTGTGGACTGCTGAAGCCAGACGCTCATCACATAATTTCTAACATCTAAATTTTTTATTGTTACATTTTTCCTGCCTGAAAGTGTTATCCCGGCATTAACACCCACCCCTTTAAGGGTGAAACCAGCACCGTCAACCACGATATTGTCACGCTGAACTTCAAGAGTGTGATTAAGAAGATTATCCGCGAAAACGTAAACATCCCCAAACCGTTCAATAGGCGTCGTTGCAGGGTCCACGGTTCCATCAGGTCTAATGTAAACATGTACAGTTGGAGGCGCAGGCGGAAGAAAATTTGCTGTTGCCAAGTCGAGAAACTGCGAACTGGTAAGAATTAAACAGACAACAAATGCTAATCTGACTTTATTCATTGCGTTCTTCTCTCCTGCTTGGGGTTATGTATACTGCGAGCGTAAATGACTGCTACAGCCAAAACAGCAGGCGCCATAACCAGCAGGGAAAACCATTTTATTACTGAAGTAGGTTCCAATTCCAGTATAGGGTCAACATCAAAGTTTATCGTGCTGTTGTCCTCCAAAGTCGAAGTTGGAAAGGCTGATACGACTTCAAAGGTGGCAGTTGCTTCATATCCCAATTCGTCAACGGCTCTTACATCGTATGACCCAGAAACGGTTTGATTTAAGACGCTGATTATTGCAGTGAAGTTACCATAACCATCAGTAACAAGAGGACTTGGAACCGTATGTACTGTAGTTCCGTTCCAAGTGACAGAGATTTTTGAGTTTGGCGCAAACCCGGAACCCACAAGTGTAGTTGCTGCTATTCCTGAAGTTGGCTCTAATTCAAGTTTAGGATCTGCCTCAAAAACCGAGAAGACCTTCACGTCATCAAAGTATATTTTACTCCTTCCTCCACCCCTATCCATGGATGAGCTTAGTGCAAAAAAATCATAGTCATAAGGGTTATCGGTTGGATCGCTGTGGTTTTCGATTTGTAGAACATCATTTATCCAAACTGAGAATGAATTGTTTTCTCTATTGAAAATCAATTTAACTTTATACCAAGTTTTGGTTTCATAATCTTGTAGATATGTTCCTGGGGGACCAGGAGGAACATATATTGTTCCATCATCTAAGAACGAAACATATGCATAATGATTGACTATGTTCGGAGCATCCCTTTTCGAAAAACCAATTCTACCACTAGATTCATGAACTCCATTATTTTCATCGACCATAACATACGCCTCAAAACCAATAACATCAATGTCTGAGTTGATAGGTATTTGAGCATGAGCAGCCCAACCCCATCCGCTAAGTAATTGTAACGATTTTGTTGGAGACACAGAAAGATGATCTACAATAACTTGGTATTGATATCCTGCTCCATTAAACAATAATTCCCATCCACCAGCAGACGGAAATGTTCCAACACTGTAGCTTTCAAAGTCGTCTTCGAAGAAAACTTGTTCAGCCGCTCTAACCTCAAACTGAACTGTGCAGCTTAAAGCTAAAAACATCAAAGAAAGTGTCAGAAAAAGCGTAAATGTTGACTCAAACTTTTTCATGCTAGAACCCCTAACAACTCATTTTATGCCGAAATAACCGTAAAAGGGTTTTTGTAAAGATTTCTTGACCAACCAAAGATTAGTTTAGTCAAGGTTTCTTGACAAAACTTTTCTTCATCTTTATGAATAATTTTAAGGGTTCTTTAGGGAGTTCCCGCGTTATGTTTCGGTTTCTTTGATTTTGAATGATTGTTTTTTAGAGGCTATTTAACAACCTGTGGAATGAAATCTATTATTTAAACGCTCTGTTTAAGAAATAATCCTTTTTAAACAGTTATTTTCGTGAACTAACCTTAAATCAAGCCTTTTTCATCCATATACTACGGTGACGTGAACTTTGGCATCCGTTTCAGCCGACGACGTCCGCGACGTAATCAACGTAACATCCGAAGAGGTTCCAGACGACAAAATCTCTAAGATGATCAAACGAGCCGAAGTCACACTGGAACTGGAAACAGACAAACAGGTAGACAGCAGCAACTGCAGCGACGCAGAAAAAGAAGCTATAACAGTTCTCTCAGCAGTCTACGCCATCTGCTACCTAACCGGCGGCTCATCCGTGGGCTTAAGCTTTTCAGTGGGAGACCAGAACGTCAGCGTCCTAGACAAAGCTCCACCCCTAGATGTTCTACAAGTTGAACTGGAACGCATGCTAACGAAACTGAAGGGGTCAACCCTGAGGAGAGCATAGACGATGGGGACGGTTCCGCAAGCATACTTCAGTTTCATTATGGATTATGCTCCATACTTCTATTACATCCCAGGAACAGGCGTTGACACAGAATGGGGGAGAGGTCCAGCCCCAGCCGCCCACGCCATCGACTTCCTTAATGCAGCATACCAGAGTTCCCAGTTTGAGGACGAAAAAACAGGTATCTACAACAAAATCGTTGAACTAGCAGACTATCTTCTTTCTATCCAGTGCACAGACGACCAGAAACACGCTTACGGAGGCTTCCAAAGCAAGGATGAAAGCACAGACTATTACAGCATCAACGCTATGCGAGCCATCCCAGCGCTCCTGAAAGCCTGCACTCTAACAGGCACCTCAGCATACTTGGACGCTGCTACATTGGCTGGAGAAACCTTCCTCTACAACATGCAGCACAAACCCAGCGAACTTGAAATACATGACGAATACTACGGAGGCTTCGCTCAGGCAGTCACCATCGCAGACGAGTGGCTCCCAGAGATGCATATCATAGACCTCTATGGCTTGATTGCCCTCAAAATGCTCTACAACCGCACCAGCGAAACACAAATCCAAACCATGATCGATGATGCTCTCAACTTTTACCGAAGCGGCTTCGAAACGCTCTACAGCCGCTACTCTCCTCCCCCAAGCGGAGACGGAGAATGGCATAGAGTAGGCACCTCAGACGTTATCTACGACGACGATTTCGGTTACGCCCTCACAGGACTCTTCAGCTATGAGGGATGGAGTTCCACAGTTAAGAAAGTCTACGAGGACATCAACTCTATAGGTCCAAGCGCAGACCATCCCGCCTACAATCCCGCGGTCTGCTGGTCCGGGTACGTTGATGTGGTCGCCGGAAAGGTTGACAGTAACTATTACGACGCGGTAACATCCGGAATTTTATGGCAGCTCAGAAGTGGACACGACAAATCAGCTCTGGAATTCAGTTTCAACGTGATAAGCAGTCACATGGAGGAGTTCATGTATTGGGGCGCCAAATTCAGTGACTACAGTCCCGTGGAAAACAAGAAATCTATAGTAACGGTTTCGTGGCTTTCCCTCCTCTTCCTAAACTACCGTCCACCTATAACACCGTTCACCAGAATCCTGCGTAGCCACGGAGAAGACGTAACATTGTATCCTGTGATAGAAGCCGAAGAATCAGTGTCCTACGGGGAAGGCGTAACCATCAAAGCGTTAGTCAGCCCCTCCAGAACCGACGAAATCATCATGGAACCGGGCTACGTCGTCAACGACTACATCACCCTGCACACTTTTGCACCAATCCGCCACCACTACAAAATCCGACACAAGGGCATCGACTACGAGGTGGGTCCGGTAGAGGATTACAGTTTTCAGGGGCAACTCATGTCTCGGAGAGCAGTTTGCAGGAGGCTCATCAGCTAATGGCAGAGATCGAAGACCCAGTCACAACCCTTGTTCGCCTACTGGACAAGAACCTCCAAGTTGTGAAAGACGACGGCTCCTTAGCAGACATCTGCGTCACAACGGAATGGTACGACAGGGAACTACTCAAAAACTATGACGGACAAGTGACAGTGGGCCTCGACCATAGTGAAGACCAGAAACTGGGATTTTCGGCAACATTACGCAGAAGGGTTGGAATCGCCCGCGTCAAAATATGGGTAGTTGACAAACCTGGTTCTGCGGGAAAGCAGATTCGGAACAAGCTTAGGCAGGAGGTTAACAGGGTTGTTCGGGAGAAAAGAACGAAACCCAACGAAACCAACTACAATTATATCGGAGTTGGAGCCGAGTCCGTCAGTCACAAGGCATACTACGCAGAATCCGCTTCTGAATTAGCTCCTGACGCCCCAGAATGGACAGAATTTTCTGCAACGGATTACGAGAAACTGTGGCAAAGCGACGACACCCGCTTCAGCTATTCCCAGTCTGAGAATGGTGAATATTCTCTTCTTCTGTTCCGCATCAAAGTTGAATCCAACGAAAAAACCGTCAAGAAAATTGTCCTAAAGTTCGAGGGGTACGGAACTGCTCCTGCCGGAAACGGGGTTACAGTAAAGGCTTGGAATTCTGAAGTTTCTGCTTGGCAGAGTCCCCAGACTGGGAGTGGGGGAGGCGACGAAGAGCTTACTATTAGTTTGGAGTCTTCGCTTACGGATTTTATCGATTCTGATGGTTACGTGTATCTGCTTGCCAGAACCACCAACGCAAGCGACGGCGTTTCTCCAGCGGTTATCCACTGCGACTATGCAGACTGTCTTGTAACGGTTGAGGGAATCAGCTACGTGGACATGGTTTCTTACAGGGACGAGGATGAGGTGCGCGTTAAGCCCTTTATTTGGCGGACAGAGTTCACGGTCAAAACTTGGTTGTTTGAGAATGTTACGGTCACATAAAATATGGAGATGAAAAAACTTGACTACACCAGTATATGGAGCCCATGAGGCAAAAGCATGCTACGTCGTAGAATCAACCTATGGCGTAACCCCAACAAACCCATCCATGACAGGATTAGCTACTGCCGAAAACGTGGAACCAGACCTGAACCCGGGTCTAATCAGGGTCCGGGGCACAGGTTCCAGAGACCTGCAGGCCATCCGCAAAGGATTACGGCAAGTGGGACTCAAAATCGTCTATAATCTGCCCAGCGCATCCCCCATAGACTTTCTGCTGCACATTCAAACCCTAAACTCCTTGACTGTAGAGGTCGTCTACGAAAAATCAACAGGAATAATCGATCTGCTCTACACGGGCTGCAGATTCAACAGCCTAACCGTTGAATGTTCCATAGAAGACCTCCTGAAAGCAACTGCCGAGCTGATCGGACAGGACGTGGCGGTGGGAACAGCCAAAATCAGCGGCGCAAACTACGCTGACCACTCCGGAGCCGTGCCATACTATGAGAGCTACGTCAAAAAGGACACAACAACACTAGAGCATGTAACAGACTTCCGCTTCACCATCGAAAACAACCTGAAACGTGTGCCAGTGATCAGAACAACAGACGGGCATCTGCTCAAGTATCTGCCTGAACGTCACAGAAACTGCAGCGGAGAAGTAACATTTGACTTCGAAACCAAAGACGAATTCGATGACGTAATCAACGACACGGAATTCAGTTTGGAGTTTGGGCTGGGAGGAACCAGCAAAGCGGTTTTCAGCAACTGCAAATGGGACAGAGTCTCGCCGCCAACACGAATCGAAGACTTGGTTTCTGTGAAGGCACCCTTCGTTGCAAAGGCTGTTGCAATCAGCTAATGGGGTGGCAGTGAACGGTGAAAACTGAAACTGTTGAAGTTGATGGGCGATTCGGAGAAGAATACGTTGGCACATACGTTTTTCAGGAGATCTCTTGGGCAAAACGTAACCGCATCATCCAGAAGCATACACGGTATCATCCGGTGACTGGTCAGGTCGTGAAGAGCGATTACGTGGCGATTCAGGCGGAGACCATCTGGGCGAGCCTCAGGGAGCAGCCAACAAAGAAGCCGTTAACTTTGGAGAGGTTGCTCAGCGAAGAAAACGGAGTACCCATCGAGCTTGGAGAATTGTTCAGCCAAATCGTCAACAGGCTCTGCAGTGTCACGGTTGAGGAGACACGTTTTTTATCAGAGCAATCAGACGAGGAAAGCCCCATTCAGCGGTCACAAAGTTTAGGCTCTGCAAAGAACTCGGATGCACCCCAAACCAGCTCGATAGGCAGCCAGCCAAAACCATCCAGGAGTTCATCCTGATTCTCAACGAGTTAGACCGTCAAGCGGAGGAAGAAAAACAGAAACTGGAGAGGAAAGGGAAATGGCGATCGAGATAAACTATGACATAACGGGTGTTGAAGAGTTCAAGGCTGCAATGGAACGGTTCGATTCGAGTATGCAGCGTCATGTGCATGAGCGGTTGGCGAACTGGGCTGCGGACGTTAAAGCCTTAGCTAGGCAGCGGGTTCCGGTGAAAACTGGGCATTTACGAAGGTCAATCTACGCCAAAATTAGCGAATGGGTCGCAGAGGTCGGTGCAGAAGCCACATATGCAATGTTTGTGGAGCTTGGAACCCGTTACATGAGGGCTCGTCCATTCATTTACCCTGCTGTCCAAGAGTATCTGCCTCAATTGGAAGCCATAATTGGTGAAGCCATTGAAAACGCCAAAAGGGAGACAGGCTTATGAGCTTAGACTCTTCGTGGCTTCCTCAGCATTTACGTTGTTTTGCCTTTAACTTCCAAGCAGGGTGGTTACAGTGAGTTTCCGCGAAATAGCTGTTACAGTAAGGGCTGTTAACCGTGCAAGCAACGAGTTCACGAGAATCCAAACAGACGCTGAAGCCCTAAGTGCAAGAATCAAAAGTTTAGGTTCCACCATCGCTGGCTTAGGAGCAGCGGGCGTAGCTGTCGGATACGTTGCTCACCAGTTTGGTTTACTGAACACTGAACAGGCTCGAGTTTTCAACAGCACAATGATGGTTGTCACGGTTATGGGCACTTTCATGCGAACCAGCATAGGCGTAGCTGTCGCCCAGAAAGTGTATGCTGCTGCATGTTGGATAGCAACTGCTGCACAAAACGCCTTGAACATTAGTATGGCTACTGCTTGGCTCTTAACTGGTGCAGGTGTTGCCGTGGTTATTGCTGCTGCAGCTGGGATGGCTTACTTTGCGAGTCAAATGAAGATGGCAACTGCATCCGTCAAGGAGTATAATGCTGCTTGGTCTGAAACTTCCGGTTACGGGCGAAACGTCAGGCGGGCTGGAGAAGAAGAAGCTTTCCGGAGGAGAGGCGTCGAATGAGCGTAGCCTTGCCTGTTGTTGCCTTGGTTTTCGGCTCGGTTACGCCTCCTCAAGGTGATGTTTTAGATTTGAGGGTTCATCTGGGCTGCACCAACGAGGTTTCAAGTTTTTCGTGTCTTCTCCAGAATTTCGACAAAAAATACACGGAGACCTATCCAATCAACGTAGGCGACAACGGAAGCTTAAGCATTGGAAGAGGAACAAACTGTCCGTTGATTGCTACGATAAGAGTTGAGGAAGTTGCTTGCGAGTCTACGTCTGTTGAGAATTATCTGCGGGTTAAGGGGCGTTGCTGGGGCGAGAAGCTCTTCAGGCGGGTAATAACAAAAACGTATGAGAACCAGAAGGGCGAGGCAATCGTGAAGGATTTGATTGACTATTATGCGGGGCTCAGTCATGTCCGAGACTCAACTGAGCTGATAGAAGACACGGATACAACATACACGCTTTTAGAGTATGAGAATACGCCAGTTTTTGATGTTCTACGATACATTGCCTCTTCAGCTGATAAAGCGGGAGTAGTCGGGTTTGACTTCCGAGTTGAACCTGACGCCAAATTTGCATTCTTTCCCAGAAACAGCAAAACCAGCAGCATCAACTTAGCTGAGCTGATCGAAACAAGCGAGTATCGACGGGACATTCATCGAATAAGAAACAGAATCATGACCTATGGAGCCAGAGGACGACCTTACCCCTTGGATGTTGACGGGCAACCATGGAGCGATTCCCTCTCAGAAAACCTAACTCAAGTAGAATATTGGCTTGAACACGCCCTTGGAAAATGGGAGCCCCTAACCGGAAACACAACCATGAGCATAGAAACATCCAGTGTATTCCAAGGGTCAAAATGTGTCAAGGCGACCTGCACAGCTTACATGTATTATGTTTCTTTTTGGTGGGTGTTCACGGATGGTTACGTAAACGCAAGCCAGTATCCAGCCTTAGTTTTTGCCATCAAAGCAGATGCTCATCACACCTTAAGCCATTCAATCGAACTTCACGACGGCACTGGCGACGACAACGTTGTCTGGAGAGGCTTCACGATTCCGAAAACTGGAGAATGGGGCGTAATCAAACTTGAGATAGGAAAAAACCACGTAGACGAGTGGACAGAAAGCATTTTTAACGTCAGCGATTTCCGATGGGACCTGATAAGGGGCGTCAGATTCAGCATCAACCAAAAATCCTCAGAATATGGAGACGTCTGGGTTGACATGTTCCATTTTGGAAAGGGACGATGGGAAGCAAGACGCCCCTTAACTTCACAGGAGCCGACGAGCAGCCAAACAGCGTATGGTGTGCGTGAACTGGTGGAGGTGGATGAGGAACTCCACAGTGACAACGAATGTGATTTGAGAGCTAAGGCTTTGCTGACGCATTTGGAGAATCCAGCTGAGTACATAACGGTGCGTAGCGCAGTCATAGACTATGGCACCGACATGTTGTTGCCGGGAGACAAGATTCATGTTACTCTTCCGAACGAAAACATTGACGCTGACTACCGCATCATAAGCGTAGAATACAGATTAAATGCTGCAACACAGACTCTTGAAATCGCTCTGGAACTTGGAAGAGAAACGCCCCTGCTTGCCGATTACCTGTACACACTGCGAAGCAAAAGCAGCTCGTTAGCGCGATACAAACTGGGGCAATGAAATGGATAAAAAAGCTTTAAACAAAATCGACAAATTACAGTTCGGAGACCTTGTTCGAGTCTATTGGCTCGACGCCAGCGAAGCCATGGGCAGAACCGGTGAAGGAGGCGAACCACATTTTGACACCCCCGTCGCCAGCATCGGACACTACGTTGGAGTCAAAGGAAAACGGACAAAGCACCTGATTCTGCTAAAAGACATCTTCCAAATCACCAAGGAGACCTATGATCTGGTCTATAACTGCATCCCAGTAGGCATGATCGAGCAGGTCAAGGTTCGGAGACGCCAAGACTTGGAAGAAAAGTTCCATGAAATCATCAAGAAAAACCTCATGAAAATCAAAACCAAAGGCGGACGCTTCGTCAAAGTCAAATGCAGGTGGAGAAAACATGAAAGAACGAATCTCTAAACTGTTAACCAAAAAAGTTCTGTTGAAATCTGACGAAAAAATAAAGCGGGTCGAGATTCCGCCAAGCCAAACCCTAGTTTACGGAGTCTTAACCGCCACCGTAACACTGGTCCTGTTAACTGTCCTAGAGATTGCACACATGTCGTTCCTAGGCAAATTCAACGGTGAAATCTTTGCAACCATCACCCTAGTTGTAGGAACGCTTCTGGGAACATTCTTTGGACAAAAGGCGTGAACATATTTGAAGACTAATAACAGAGCAATGTTGAAAACAGTCTTTTTTCAGAAAATCAGGAGAACCGCAAAAAAATTCAAATGTAACACTCAGGAGATTCGTGCAGACCTGATTCTGGAATTGAAGCTTCTCGCCGAGATGGCGCACGAACAGGCAACCAAAATCAAGGAGCGGGGTAGACCAACCAAACAACAGCAGAAGTGGGCACATCTGGCAGCGTACATCAGCAGAAGCATCAACATCATCGCCAAGGAATACGACACAGGCAAAATCAAAGAAAAACTCGAGGAACTTGAGAAGCGGATTAACGATGAGTTTGGAGAATAAAATACAAAAGCTTGGACAAAACTTCGAGCAGAAACTTCAAACAAAACATGTGCGTTTCCAAGAGAATCCCATAGACTTTTTCGAGCAGATTCTCGAGTTCAAACCAACCGACTACCAAAAACAGTTGACCAGCTTCTTCATGGAGAAACAGTTTGTTGCAGCCCGATGGTGCAGACAAAGCGGAAAAAGTCACATAGTAGCCGCCCTGCTGCTCTACTACGCATTAATCAAACCAAAAACGTCTATCGGAGTTGTGGGACCAAGCTTTCGGCAAGCCAAACTGATCATACGAAAAATAACCGCCTTCCTCAGGTATTTGCCCAAAAGTTCCTATCTGAAGGCACGAAAAACCGTCATCTACTTCTCCAACGGCAGCGTAATAGAATGTTTCCCAAACAACCCCGACACCATCCGAGGACCCACCCTGCATCTGGTCTACTGGGACGAAATGAACTTCACAGCCAACGACGAAGAAATGTACGACGCCATCCTCTTCACTCTGGGAACCACAAACGGCAAGTTCGTCTGCTCCAGCACACCATGGAGCACAGACCACGTCTTCTACAGAATCTTCAACCACGAAGACTACAGCGACTTCGCAAAATCGCACATCACCTGGAAAGAAGCCGTGGAACCACATGGTCCACTGAAACATCAGATTCTAGAAAAAATACGGAGACAACTGAAGGCTGACCCGTGGCGCTGGCACAGAGAGATGGAGGCAGAGTGGGCTGAAGACGAGAGCCGATATTTCCCGCAGGAACTCATCACCAAATGCATCAACGGCACCCTAACATACTCCAGCTTCATAGACCGTCTCTCAGGCAGATTCTGTGTTGGCGTGGACTTGGGAAAGAAACGTGACCACAGCGCAGTTGCAGTCGTACAACTCAACAAAGAACAGGTTCGCTTAATCCATCTGCACAGATTCAAGCTTGGCACTCCTTACGCAAGCGTCATCGGGTACATCAAAGCCCTAACAGACCGGTACCGAACAGTGGAAGCAATCTACGTGGACCAGACGGGAATAGGCGAATACGTCACAGAGGACATGAGCACAGTCGTCTCTAACACTAGAGGCGTTATTTTGACTGCCAGACGAAAAGAAGAGGTGCTGAGCCACCTGCGGGAGCAGATGCAGACATGCAAGCTGTCTATGCCCTACGACAGCCAGTTAATCGCCGAGATTCACTGCGAAAAATATGAACTCACCAAAGACGGGCACACAAGATTCAGCCATCCTGAAGGAACCCA